AATTCCAGCTGGTTGTTATACGAATACTACTTATGGAATTGCTACAAATACTACAAGTGGTTTAGTAAAACCTTGGTATACACATACTGCTGCATCAACTGGCCCAACTACTGGAAATAATACTACTGCAGTAGCAATAAACGAAATAACAACTACAGCAAGTAGATATTACGCAGTTGAGGCTGATAATGCAGGTAGGTTATTTGTAAATGTTCCATGGAGTGATAATAATACTAATTATTATCATACAACAGGAAGTTGGAATGGATTAACTTATACTGCTACAGCTAATGGTGGTGCTGGGGCTTTAGCTTTTACAATTCCTACAGGCACATCTGCTACTACCGTGGCAGTTGGAAATCATACACATTCATACGCAGCAAGTTCAAGTGCTGGTGGTTCAGCTACTACTGCAGCTACTACTGCAGATACGACTAATGCACTTTACCCAGTTGGCGTTACAAGTTCAGCAACTACTACTTTAAAGAGAGATACAAGTATTACATTTACAGGTGGAACTATAAGTTGTTCTGGATTAACTGTAGCATCAGTTAGTCATACAATAACAGAATCTCAAATGACAACTTTAATGTCAGCGTTATCAAATATTTAAGGGGGTAATATTTATGGCTGCAACTTTAATGCAATTATTATATGCAATAATAAAAAAATTAAGACTCAAACACAGGGAACTCGATTATTATATGAGTTTATGCTCAACAGTATATACTCCAACTTTTACTACAACGAAAGGGTCGTATAATAGTGTAACGACATCAGATTGTTCAGCTGCACTAATTGGAAATTATTTATGTGTTGATTTTAGGGCTACTATGACAAGTTCACAACAAACATCAGTTGGAACAGGTGATATTACTAATAGATCTATGGGTACTATGGTTTTTTCGGATTTTTATTATCCAGACCCTAGTGATTTAACTAATGAAGAAAGAAAACCTGTAATATATCGATTGACTCCTTATAATATAGGTGCGCCTACTGCTTATTCAACAGGTAATGCCCACGTAGGACAATGGTTTATAGAGCGGTCATACTCTGGTCATACCTTAACATTAACTTTCAATTTAGCTGCATTGCAAGCTAAGACATCACAGGTTCGATGTATATATTGGATCCCAGTACATAGATGTCCTTGGTCAGCTGATGCAGAGGAGGCATAAATATGGCAACGAGTTTATTTGAGTTATTACAAACTGTGGTTAATAAATTAACCACATATAATACTAAAATAGAAAGACTTACTAAACGATTTCATACAAATTTATCTGATACTATAACAGTTTCGTATCCTTCTGGATTTTCACAACAAGGTGATCCATTATGTAGAAATTTAGGTGGTTCTACTTATACATACGTTACTATAACTAAATCTTCAAACTGGAGTACTGGTAATATAACTAATACTGTATGTGCTAATTTTACATATACATTAGAAGATTTAAGACACGTATATACCTTACAAACGGTTGGAATGGGTCGTGGAGGTCTTAAAAATATGTATGCATCAAATACTTCTACTAGCAGTGGTACTACCACAAAAGCTGTAACGGTTACAGCAGTAGGTACGGCCGATACTTCAGCTCAATGGGGACAAGGCATGCCTACAGTTTATAATAGTGTTTTATAGGTGGATTTATGTATAATTTATTATCACAAATAATTCAATCTTTAGTTTTATTATACAATAAAATAAAAAAATTAGATGAATATTGGTCAATGATATATGGAGATAACACTAATGAATTTGCTGTTGATGATACCTCAGCTCTTACAATGACTATTGATACTCCTGGAACCAATGTTTCTCTTTCTAGCTGTGCCGTAGCATTATTTAATAATTGTTTAAGAATACAAGTTAAGTATACTCTATCGTCTCAAATCTCTTCTGGTACATCTGTTAAAAGAAAAATTTGTGAGTTCACAATAACAGATAAAAAGAAATTATTGTCTGGGCCTTTTGAATTAATGTCTGGAACACTTGGTGGTACTGGACCAATTGCAACTCATCAAATTCAATGTAATACTTTTACAGAAGGTACTAATTCAAATACATTAGAAGGTGCAATTTATTTATGTGGTACCGCTGGTGGAGCTATGGCAACTGGAAGTACTTTTAGCGTAGAATTTTTTCCAATAGCCCCAAGAAATATGAGTGTATAGAATAAATAAAATAAGATAAATTATATATAATAGTATTTTAAATATATTTTGATAGGACAATAATGGTTGAATATGAAAAAACACCATGGAGAAATGGTGAAACTGCACTAAGTGCAGGTAATTTAAATCACATAGAAACTGGTATAGAGAATAATGCCAATGCTATAAATTCTATATCTGAAGGAATGAGATTTAAAGGATCTGTTAGTAGAATGGCAGATATTTCAAATCCAAGTATTGGGGATGTTTATCAAGCAGATGCAGTTATAATAGTAAATGCTTCTACTAGTTTACGAACAAAACCTGGAGATTTACTTGTATATACAGGAAGTAATACTGGCTGGCATGTAATACCATCTGGTGATGATGCTTATGGTACTGTAACATCAATAACAGCTGGTGCTGGTTTAACCACTAATGGTGGACCTATAGTATCTTCAGGTACTCTTTCTATAGATGCTAATTATATAAATAATATGATAACTACTAAGTTAAACTCTGATTTAGCTCCTATTGCAAGAAGTGGTAGTTATGCAGATTTAATAGCTGTTCCTTCTGATGTAGGTCATCCTTTTCATTCAGTAATAGGAGAAGAACCTTCAGCAGATGCAGTATTATCAGAATCAGCAATAGTTAATGCATTAAATGGAAAATCTGATTCTAATCATATACATTCAATAAGTGATATAACAAGTTTAGAAGATCAATTAGATAATAAAGCGTTAGCTGATCATAGACATGGAAGAATTACAGTAGATGGTAAGATGTTAAATGATTTAAATCAAATAGTTACTACTTCTGGATTCTTAAAGACTAATAATAATGGTTTAATAATTCATTCTTCTTATGTTAATTCAAATGAAGTATATGGAACTCAATTTAATGTTATAAGATCTCAACAAGGTGAGACACCTGTATACATATTAACATCTGATACTAGTCCACAAACTGGAAAAACTTATTATAGCTTAAATAATAATAACTATATAGCTATAAATCCAGCTCCTACAAATCCTAAAGAAGCTAAAGCTTATGAGATTGAAAAGATAGAAACTATAGATCTAAAAACTTTAGTAAGAGATATAAGATCTATTAAATATGTATTACCACAATCTCCTGCTACAGAAACAGCTCCAGCTACATTAGTAAATGCGGCTGCGGAAGATCATACACATGAAGTATTTTCAAATAAAAATGATGGATTTGCCCCTACTACAAAAGATTTACAATTAGAAACAGGAGATTCAGTAGCAAATTATGTTCTTTGTGGTGATGGTACTTGGAAAAAGAGAACGTCAGGAGTAGTAACAGAAGAACAGAATGAATTTATAAAATTTTATACAACTACTGATGGACAACCTGAACTAGGTGATAATCAAATGAAAATAGTTGTTTTAGATGAGCAACCTCCAGCTGACTTTGCGTATCAGGAAAATTGGTTATATCTTATAAAAGGTTAAATATAGTGGCTAATACAGAAGAACTTAAAGCATTAAAATTTGGTAATAATACTATCAAACAAGTTTACTTTGGAGATCAAAGTATTTGTAAAATATTACTTGGAAATTCTGATGGATCTTGTAGTGAAGTCTTTTTAGATAGAACTGTAGAACCTTGGGCAAAAGCTTCAGCTGAAGGTCTTAAAAGAGCTCTTGAAAGACATAGAGCTGGTATAGTAAATCTTTATAATGATGAAGGCTGGAAAATAGGTTCTAAGAGAGAGGTTACATTAAAACCGATTTCAAAAGCTGGCATGAAATCATTAGCTGGTACTACTTGGGTATTTAAAGGTAGAAAACCAGATGCAGCAAAAATAATAGATACTGATTCTCTTCCAGATTATTCTGATGGTAAAAAGAAATGGAGAATAAATTTTTCTTATTATAAAGTATCTTCTGGTGGTACTACAAAAGCAACTAAAAAGAAAGGGAAAGATCCTTTAAAAGAGTGGGTTGGTTCTTATAACGCATTAGCTAAAGATTCTTTAAGACATTCAGATTCTATGTGTTATATAAAAGAAAAGGATACTAGTTATGAAACATCTTTAGTTTTTTATAACACGAAAGATTCAGAAGGAAAGATAACATCTTCAAAATGGGTTGTTCCTTCTCCTAAAAAGAATTATAAGAGTTTATCTTATTATAAGGTTAATGGTAGTAAAGTATTGTCTCCATATCAAGAAATAAAAATAACTGATGGAGAAGATGTTCAAAATGAAGAATTAATTAATTGGTTTAAAGCAAATGCAACATGTTTAACAACTAAATTTACTGACGCTGAATGGTCAGTAGCTGAAGAACATCCACAACAGACGGTACATTTAGTATTAGCTCATAAAGCATCTGAATATAATGGTGATATAAAAGGATTTTCTTTAGCAACTGGGTCTGATGAAGATGATCCTGAAATACCTAACCAGAAACCTGTATTCATTGTATGTCAAGATGAGTGTTTAAATACTAGTGGCAAACTATTGGCAAAAACAAAAACTGAGAAAAAAACTGTTAATGGTAAGACGAAATCAGTAACTACTGAAGTCGGTTCAAATGCTAGATCTTGGGGAGGTACCTCTAGACGAGAGTGGTGTAATAGAGGATATTTTTTATCTCTTCCTAAAGATATTCAAGATATATTACAACCATTTAAATGGGAAGTTGGTAATGAAGGTGGTACAGAAGGAACTACGGAGTTTACAGATACTATAGCGTTGCCTTTAGAAAAACATGTTCTTAATGCTAGAGTAACAAGTACAATAAGGGAATCTAATACATATGATACTTGGGAATATTATAAAGATAAAGATAAAGATGGTGCGCATATAAAAGAGAAGAGTGACGGAACTAAAATTAATTATTGGACAGCTTCTCCTAGCAAAGGCAGTACTACAAGTTTTGCTTATATAAAGCCACAAAAAACTTCAGTAATTCTGGATAAAGTATCTTATCCATCTGGATCAGCTGCTTCTAATAAAACAAATGGTTTATCACCTTTTATGATTATATAAGGAGTTTTAATGAAATACTTAATTCAAAACAGAAAAGAATGTACTATGACGATAGTTGCTTTAATAGTAGCTATTCTGGACTTTATTAAAGTTTTCGTTGGAATAGACTTAGGCATAAATGAAGGACAGATATTAGCAGTTGTTTCTGCAATTATGGGAATATTAGTATGGTACTATAACATGCCAACTTCAAAAGAAAATAGTGAAGCAACTGGTGAAATGAGATTAAAGAAGAAGATGAATAAAATTCTTAAGACAGATAAGAAGTTTGTTGGTGAGAATTTTTATGATGAAGTAGAAGAAAAAGAAGAGGAATAATTAATGGGTTATATTACTTATAAACAAGCAGATTCCAGATGGGGCAGTAAAAATTATAATGGCTCTTCCTCAATGGCTACGGCCGGGTGTGGACCAACATCTGTGGCTATGCTTGCTTATGCAGTAGATGGAAAAACAAATCCTTGGGACGTTGCTAAATTTATGAAGTCTAAAGGATATGCTATAAGAAATAACGGCACTGCATGGGCTGGAATTCCAGCAGCTATGAAACATTTTGGATTAACTGATGTAAAAGAAATAAATGTTAGTTCTTCTATAACTAATGTTTGGAAATATTTAGATAAAGGTTATTGTGCTGTATTCTTATTTAGAAGTGGTTCAAGAGGTGGTATTACTTGGACAACGAGTGGCCATTATGTAGCTGTAACAAATTATAAAGTAGAAAATGGCAAGCATAAATTATATACTAGAGATAGTGGTGGAAGAAATCATACTGGCTGGTATACATATGAAACTCAAATGAAAGGGTTGATCCCTAAAGTTTGGGTAGGATTAGCTAAGAAGAAAGAAGAAAAACCAGTTCCTAAACCTACAGGTAAATATAGTGGCACTATCGCTAAACCTACTTTAAAGAGAGGTTCCTCTGGTATCCAAGTTGAATATTTACAGAAATTTTTAAATTGGTATCTTGGTATAAAACTTAAAATTGATAAAGAGTTTGGTGAAGCAACTGAGGAAGCAGTTGAAAAATTCCAGGTAGCAGAAGGATTAACCAAAGATGGAGTTTATGGTACTAAATCTTATAATCATGCAAACGCTTATAAACAAAAGCAAACTACTCCCTCAGTAGAAACAAAAGAATATAAAATAGTAGATGTTTCCTATTGGCAGCATACTATTGATTGGGCAAAAGTAAAAAAGGATAAAGTTGATGGTGCTATATTAAGAACATCATATACTTCTCAATCAACTTTTTCAATGTCAAAAGATAGTACTTTTGTTACTAATTTAAAGGAAGCAGTAAAGAATAATATTGCAGTTGGAGCTTATCACTATTCACAAGCTATTTCAGTAACGGAAGCTAAAAAAGAAGCACAATATATGTGTGATATATTAAAGCCGTATAAATCTTCTATAACACTTCCTGTAGTATGTGACTGGGAATTCGGTGGAAGACTATCTTCAAGCAAAGCTAAATCACTTGGAAAATCAAAATGTACAGAAATAGTTAGTGCCTTTTGTGATGTAGTTAAAGATAATGGTTACGTACCTATGTTATATGCTAACTATTCTACTTTTTCAAATTATCTAAACCTAGATACTTTAAAGAAAAAGTATTTAATATGGTTAGCTCAGTATGCTAGCAAAGCTTCTATGGATTATGACTTATGGCAATATAGTTCTAGCGGTAAAGTTTCTGGAATATCAGGATCTGTAGATGTTAATAAAACAAAAAAAGATCTTGTCAAAAAGCAAGAAGATCCAACACCTACTCCTGTCGAACCAGAAGTTACTAAGACAAATGCTGATTTAGTATGTGAAAAAGCGATTGAACTAGCTTGGCCTCTAAATACTAAAACAGAAAAATATGATTACAGTACTGGCGCTCCTACAGCTAAGATGAAAGAAGCTTTAAATGAACGTGGATATACTAGTAAGATAGCTTATTCAGATTGTGGGTATAATTTAAATGCAGTTTTATATGCAGCGTTAGGTATTAAAGTAAAAGTTCTTGCTGGTGTTAATGAAGAATTTCCTGAGATTTCACAATGTGAAATTATATGGAAAGGTAAGAAAATTGTAAAGGGTGTATTAAAACCAGGCTGTGTAGTAAGATATAAGAAAAAAGATAGTAAAGGAAAAATTAAGTCACAACATGCTCTTATGTATGTAGGAAATAATAATTTTGTAGAAGCTGGTCGTGGCATAAGATTCTTTGTTATGAAACATTTTGACTATCTATCTAAGGCCAAATTTAATAAATCTAATGTAGCATTTGAAACTTTAGAAGTTTTAATGCCAAAATAAGAAATTAACCATGTGATTTAATGTCGGGGACAGCTTTGTTATTTAGGGGAGCTGTGTAGAAGGTCTGGTGGGTATTCCTTTTAACATATACATATTTTAAAAGTTGACTAGTTTAGGGAAATTTAAATGACAATGATAGAATTTTTAACAGCTGTGGTGGTTGCTATTATAGGATCGAATGGTTTGTGGATGTGTTTTTCTAAAGTAATTGATAAGAATTCACAAAAAACCAAAGATTTACAAGAGTTAAAAAATACCGTGAGCGAGATCAAGCAAGAAATCAAAAAAATAGCCGAATTTGGTGAAAAGAATAATAATCTAGCTAAAGCAACTGCTAGGGAACGATTAAACAGCTTAAATCATAAGTATAGACAGCAAGGATATATTCCATCGGAAGATTTAGTTGCTTATAAACTAATAGGAGAAGCCTATGAGGAGGCAGATGGCAATACAGTTGTTTATGAAGAATTTAAACTATGTATGGAAGAGCTCCCCAGAAAATAAGTTACTTAATAAAATTACACAATGTTTACAAAAATAGTTTATTAGTATATAATTATATTGATAAACTATTTTTTTTATACTTACATAGGAGAATAATTATAATGGAAGAATTAGTAGTATTAGATAGTCTTGAAAAATCAGCAGAATATATGTGCAGTGACGATTGGAAAAAAAGATTTATCGCTGAGTATGCTCAATTAGTAACTAGAATAGATAAACTATTAGATTATCTTTGGGAAGAAGATTCTAATGATGAGGATCCTTGTCCTACAGGAATTTTATCTATGCAGCTTGATAGAATGGGTGAATACCAGCAGTTATTAGAAATTAGAGCACAAATTTATGGTATTGATTTAAATCAGGAAATTTATAATTTAAATGGTAAAGAAATAGAAAAAAGTTTTTAAAAAGTATGTACATTATCTCCAGAATATGTTATTATACTTATAGGAAGAGTAGTTAGTAACATTAAGGAGGTAAATAAGATGTTAGAAGTTGATGGAAAGAAGTTAAAGTATTTGTACATGGCAACTACTAAAGATGAATACGAGTTGCCAATAGCAGTAGCTGATAGCGTTTCAGAATTAGCTGAGATGTTAGATATGAAACCTACAACTATTTCTATTTACCTTACGTTGGGTAGACCAGGATTTTATAAAATTGCAGTTTAGAGATAGATTAATTTCTATCTCTACTTTTGTTTGTTAAGGAGGTTTGATTATGAGTTTTATGAATAGAGAATTACCTTATGTAAATGCGTTTGGAACAGTAGATATTTCAAAGTCTACTTCAATAGAAGAAGCACTGGTTGCAGCAGATATGGATTGGAATGTTTTATCAAAATCATTATATGATGAAAATGGTAGAGAATATCCAGGATTTAGAGCTAATGTAAATGAACGTAATGGAAATCTTTTAGGTATTGTATCAGATAAATATAGTATTGTACAAAATAAAGAAGCTTTTGAATTTGTAAATGATCTAACTGATGATGGATTTATGTTTGATAAAGCTGGTAGCTTTAGAAATGGTAAATCTATATGGATTATGGGTAAATTTGAATCACAAGATATTCTTGGAGACGATATAGATACTAATGTAGTATTTGTTAATTCACATGATGGATCATCTGGTGTTAAAGTAATGATGACTCCAATTAGGGTTGTTTGTGCTAATATGCTTAATCTGGCACTTAAACGAGCAGAAAGATCATGGACAACGAAACATACTAGAAGTATTTATACAAAATTGGAGGAAGCCAAATACACGTTGGGTCTTGTAAATGATTACATGTTAGAATTAAGAATTGAGCTTGATAGGTTAGCACATATTAAAGTAACGGATGATAAAATAGAAGATATATTTGATAATCTGTTTCCTGTTGATCCACTTAAAGATTCTGAAAGAAAGATTAAAAATGTATCTATTATGAAAGATAATTTCATAAAATGTTATAACGAACAGGATATTATTAAATATAAAGGTACAGCTTATGGGGCACTAAATGCTATGTCTGATTTAATTAGTCATAAACAGCCAACTAGAAATACTGCTAATTATTATGAAAATAGTTGGTGTAATCTAGTTAATGGAAATATCGTACTAGATAATTTCTACAAAGCATTGAGGTAATAATTATGCTTAGGGTTGAAAATAATATTGCCTATGTTGAAGGAACAGCTAAATCAATATGTGTTGAGTTTACTCATTTAGTTGTACAATTAATTACAGTATTAGAAACAGAGTTTAATTTATCACAAGAAGAAGCAATAGCTGTTATAAATGAAAGTTGCAAAATAGCCTATATGGATGAAGAGCAAAGAACGGAAATGATAAAGAATTTGAAAGGAGAATAATTATGAGCTCAAAATCTAATTTAGATCTTGCAAGAAAGTATGAATGGAATTCTTATATATCTAGAAATAGTGGTAACGAATCGGAAGCAATTAGATATGAGTCAATGTCAAAAATGGCGTTAATGGATGCTGCTAATGATAAGATAAGAGAAGATAAATATAAAAATGATAAATATAAAGTTGATACTGTAACATTTAACGGTTATAGGAGTAATAATATTAGTCTAAAAGAACATCCTGTTTATAGTATAATTGGTGTTATTATAGCAATAGTATTAATTGGAGGGGCATATTTATTGGGTATGGTAATTTAAGGTGGCAAGTTATGTGTAAAAAAATGTTTAGATATTTGGAAAAGTATACTGGTACCTATAGAGTTTTAGGTTACTTAGATTTAGATACCAATGATTTTCCAAAGGATGAAAACGGAAGTATAGATAGTTCATATGATGATTTATATATACCATGCAGTAGAGGAAAAAGTATTATCAAGCATACTTATGAAGATGGTAAACTAGTTATATGTTTTTATAATAAAGCAAGTACTGCTAGAAATGTATATAAAGAATTGAAAGACAAATATAAATCTATATATCTAAAATTAGATATAGTTGGAGAAGATGGATTAATATTCTTTAATGATGAAGATATGAAAAAAATAGCAACCATAGTTAAACCTAAAACGAGTGGTGCTTCTATTAAGTGGAACTCCAATAGGAATTTACCAAAGGTTAATTATGATATTAATGATAATGATCTTGATAAGTTAAATAAAATAACGAATGGGCTTACTAAAACAGAAAAGATGCAGTTTGGAAGAAAACTTGCTTCAGAATTTCTTGAGAATAATAATTTGAAAGAGGCACAAAAATCATCTAGATTGAACGCTAAAGAATTTGTTCATAAATCTGGATTATGGGAAGAATATATAAAGGCAGCTAAAAAATTAAAGAAGGAGATGTATACTTAATATGACAGATATGGTAAATCACCCAGCACATTACGTTGGTAAAATAGAAGTTATAGATTATTTGGAAGATAAATTAACAAGTGAACAGTTTGAAGGATATTTAGTTGGTAATGTATTAAAATATCTTTCTAGATACAGAAAGAAAAACGGTTTAGAAGATCTTAAAAAAGGTCAATGGTACCTAAATAAATTAGTGGAGTTTAAAAATGAAGAGAAAGAAGTTTGATCATTTAAATTTATGTGATTATAGTAATTTATTTAAGTTAGATTATCCTGCAAGAAGAATTATAAAAAATATAAGATGTTTTAAAATACGTATTAAAGCTATGGTGCAGAGAGCAAAGTATGGTGTATCACAGTATGATGCATGGGATTTTAATTATTTCATTATGGTGGCTATGGAAAATGGTCTTAAATTCTTAAAAGATGCAGGTAATAGTTATCCTGGATGGACATCATATGAAGATTGGCAAAGAAAGTTAGAGTATATTATAAAGTTATGTGAAATGTCTAATTTTGAAGAATCTCAAATAACTGAGAAATCTTTTGATAAATATTTAGATTATTTGGAACAATACGGCAAAGATTCTAAAGAAACTGAAGATGCTAGAAAAGAATGGTTAGAGGATGAGTTGGAAAAAGATAAATTACAACATAAGGCAAGACATAAAGCATTGAAAGAATTAGAAAAATATATAGAAGACTTATGGGATTAATATTTAATCCCATTTTTAATTAAATTCTATTGTTAAAATTGTCTAATTAATTCATATATTGCTAAATTATTTATATTATTGAAATTAATCATATTAAGGATATAAATATGTTAATAGAAAAATACATGAATGTTGAAACTGAATTTCAAACTGGAGAAAATGATTTTGAAACATATACAGAAGAAGTAGAAGTTTCAGATGATGATATTAGGCATTATATAGATACATATTTATCTGCTGAAGATGTTATTAATTTTGCAAAACAAATAGCACCTGAGGAGTTTAAGAATAATGCTGATTTAGATTTTGCTTATGAATTACTAATAGATGAATTTGATGAGCATGATGATATTCCTGATATTGCTGATCTAAATGATTATATACAAGACTGTGTTCAGAATGATTATGAGGAAGAAGCAAGAGAACAGATAATAACTGCTAAAGAAAATGAAGACGTTGGGGTTAGACAATCTGACTTTATTTAATTTTTTTCTTACGTATTAACAAAATTGTTAATACCCTATTAACAAAAATGTTAATACCCTATTAACAAAATTGTTAAAGATAATATTACATATTAATAATACATATTAATAATATATATAGTTAAGTTTAGGATT